TATAATAATAACAAGCCCATTCACGCACAGCCAGTGCTTAGGGCAGGGAGGATAATATGGCGTTTAAAAAATCATTACACAACTTTACAGTTGTAGAAGCACAAAATGCAGCCTTAGGTCAAAATGGTGCAGTTATAATAGATGGCACAGATGAAATAACAGGCCCTTTTGTAGCAGTTACAGGCTTAGAGGCTTCAGTTGTAGATACTTCAGAATGCACAACAAATTTATCAGGAACAGTTCCTGCTACATTCAAAATACCTGAAGGCACTACCATATATGGCAGATTTGATTCAATAGAACTTGACAGTGGTTCTGTAATAGCTTATTATAGTAATGCCTAAAAAGAAACGTAAAAAATATAACATTGACGGCATCATAAATGGACCATCTCATGAGCAGGGAGGAGTCATCATTGAAGTTGAAGGTGATGAAATGGTGATTAATAGGGAAGCGACACTGGCGATGGAGAATAATCCTGAGACTAAGGGCGTTTTGGAATATGTCAATATTCATGGTAAATTACCACCAGTATTTGATGCAAGAAAAAGGGGGAAAAAATAATGCCAAAAGAAGGAAAAATGGTGTGGCCTAATTATAGCATAAAAGACGTGCATGAGGCTTCATCTTATAGAAAAGCTCGTCAAAATGTTGGCCTTGAGCCAAGTTTTAAACATGGAGGAATGGTTCCAAAATATAATCTTGGAGGAATGGTTCCAAATAGACAGCCAATGAGAAATCCAATGCAAAGACCAATGGGAAGTCCTAGAGGAGGAATGAATCCAAGAACTCTTGCTGCTTTAGCACAGATGATGAATAAAAAAGGGAAAGTATAATGGCAAAGGATTATGATTACCCATCATATGATGCTGGCGGAAGGGTTAAGAAAAAACATGCAGGCGATTATGATGTTAAAAAAATTCCCAATAAAGATTTAAAATATAGTGGACATAGTCCAAATTATCAAAAATATTTAGATAAGCAAGATTTTGGGACAGCTTTTAGTCTTGCTAAAGATAGATACGACCAATTTAAATGGCGTGGCAAAGTTTATAATACGAAAACTAAAGACGAGGCTAAGAAATAATAATGGCAAAAAAAGATAATTATCCAACATATGATGCTGGTGGCAGAGTTAAGTCTGTTCCATACAGAATAAAAACTGGAACAGGCGAAAAAACTGACAAAGGTTACAAATCTGACATGACCATAAGCGTTCCTGCTGAACATGTTGGAGGAAAAAAAGGTGAAAAAAGATATTATAAAGGTAGTGGAGAAAGCTCTAATCTTTCAGTATCAAGAAGAAAAGGAGTTGAAAAAGCTAAAAGAAAGGCTATTTACAATCCTTCAGACTCCTTAACAACTAAGCAATATAAAGATATATTAAAGAAAATAAAATAATGCCAAAAAAAATATTTATATATGACAAAGACAAAGGGAAGGTCGTTGAGGCTAGTCAAGCACCATTAAAGCATAATAACACTAGAGACCATGTTAATATGAGAACAACTTGGAGCTCTCAAACAAAGGTTGAATTTAGTCAAAAAACAATGGACCAAGACATTGCTGATAGGAATGCTAGATAATGGCATTTGATACTGAAATACAAGCATTAGCAGGAACTGCAACACAAACAGAAATGGACCAATGGATGAATGATGGGGCGAGAGAAGTAATGAACTTGCTTCCACCCCATTTAAAAGAGTATTGTTATTCAAAGCAAACATTTACATCAGCAGCAGCTAATTCAGAAGCTGAAACAATGATTACAGGCCAACTTGGAAGTGTTTATGCAGGAAGTGTTGAGTGTAGGCAAATACGTCCAATGGACAAACATAAAGCATCAGACTCAAATAGCCTTGAAAAGGCCTCATCTACAGACCCAGTATATTATGTTGAAGGCAATAAGATAAATATACTTCCAGCTTCTTCGTCTGGAGTTTATTATGTTATTCCTAACCCAAGTATTAATGCATCTGATGTTAGCACAATTGACAATTTTCCAAATGAGGCTGAATATCTAGTTGTATTGTATGCAGCAATAAAGGTATTGCAGAATAAAATGAATGAAAAATCAAGGTCTGATTTAAGTCTGGATTTCGCTATACCACCAATACCTCCAACTCCATCTTTTACGACACCAACTATTGGGGATGTAACAATATCACCTACATTATTAATGAATTTAGGGACACCTCCTGTTTATAATTCACAAATAGTTTCGCCTGACTTTGGAGATGCTAATACTTGGTTAAATACTGAAGAAGATTCAGAAATGGTTGCTTCAAGGGTTCAAATTATTCAAAGTCAAATACAAGACTTTCAAGCAAAAATTCAAAATGAATTAAATGTATTTAATAAAGAAAATACAGAATATCAAACAAAATTACAAGAAGCTGTTCAACAAGCACAGCTTGATTCACAAAAAGCTTCACAACAAGCACAACTCGATTCTCAAGATGCACAGCAAGAAGCTTCTTTATTGCTTCAAAAAGAAACACAAGAATATGCAAACAAACTGCAAAAATATTCTTCTGAAGTCTCAGGCTATCAAGCAGAGGTAAGTAAAAAAGTTCAAGAATTTCAACAAAATTTTCAAAAAGATTCCCAAGAATATCAATGGTTGCAATCTCAACAAGCTAAATTGCAGCAAGATTACAATCAGGGGATTCAATTATTAATTGGTGGAGGAGCTCCACAACAACAACAAGGAGAAAGATAATGGCAGCAGATAAAGCAACAGTAAGTATATCAGCATCAGTATTGCCAGATGATATGAAAGCTGCTGTAGGAGGTACATCGGTTCATGAAATAGCTGATGGAGCTGGAGATGTAAGTAAATGGATATCATATGCGATTGATATAGATACATCAAGTGAAGAATTAATCCCAGCAGGGATAGGATATCTTCACAATCAGAGCGCAAGCGGACTTAGCCCTACCACAGTCGCTAATGGAGATAAGGTAGAGTTTATAGTAATAAAGCATTCAGGATATCGTTCAGATGGAACTACTGAAAGCGCAGCCTCAGAATGTATACATTTTAATTTTACTGACAGCACAGCAGGAGCAGCGGCTACAGGGAATATTCAATTAAATCCTGGAGAAATGTGGTGGGGAAGGATGTCTGGAACGCCAGACAATCAAGATTTTACAGCTCTATCAATTAGTAATGATGTTAAGGTTTTAGTATATGCAATATTGGATGATGCGTAAAATATGACAGCTAAAAACATTATAGAACAAATTGAAAAAATGTTTGGGAGACAATCTGAGCAATACATGTTTCAATTGATTAATGATGCATTGGATGACATTGCGGCTCAAAAACAACATCGGACAGTATCTAAAACCACTAATTTAATAGGATACGACAGATGGTATACTCTTAGTGATGATGTTATAGATGTAAAAAAAGTTGAAATAAAAGACACAAATGATAGGTATATAATGATACCAAAATTAGCAGACCCTCATTTACTTCTTAGGGGAGACACAGATGACACAGCTAGCAGCTGGTCAGATACTGATGCAGGGGACGATTCATTAACTTAAGGTAATTATGGCAACAAATAAACGAACATATCCAAACAGTTATTTTGCATGGTATAATGATGACGATAGGTTAGCTATTTTGTGTGAAGACGCAACTTCAGGCTCAGGAGAAAGGACTAAAGAAAGATATGACACATATCAAGGGAGTGATGTTTCTGCTGGAATAAGAATAACATATCATTCTAAGTATGGAACAATTGATGCACAAACTGAAGACTTGAAGACAGAAGCTGGTTTAGACAGTGGCTTGCATCCAATGGTTGTTTGCTATATTAAGGCAAGAATGTTTGAAGATTCAGGAGATTTAGAGAGAGCAAATTATTTTAGGCAAATGTATGAAAAAGGGGTTCATCAATATCCATTAAGAAAATCAGGAGTTAGGGCATTAGCTGTTCCTAAGCTATAATGGAAGAAAAAATGGAAGATAGATTAAAAGATGAAGTTGAATCTTATAATGCATTAAATTCTAAAAAATCACAAATGGAAAAAGAGCTTGGTGCAATTAATCAAGAAATGCTCAAGATACTTGGAAAAATTGAATTATTGCAAGATATGAATAAGCCAAAAGAAAAGGATAAAAAATAATGGATATTTTAAAAACTATGGGAGTTGGAATGACGGGAATGGGAGTAACATGGATTGAGTGGTTGCCTGTAGTTGTTAGAGTAGCTGTCGGACTAGCTTCACTTGTGTATTTGTTTATTAAGATACACAATGAATTAAAAAAATAGGATTTTATGAATAATGATAAAGGCGTTGTAAAGCGTGTATTCGTAACGCCAGATAAACATTTTCCACTGCATGACAAAAAAGCAATAAATGTAGTGAAAAAAGCGATAGAAATAGTAAAGCCTGATATCTATGTAGATTTAGGTGACGTAGGTGAGTGGCATGGTTGCTCTCATTGGCAATGGAAGAAGAAAAAAAGACCACCCCTAGAG